ACAAACGACTCCAAGGAAGTTGTGAAAAAGGAAGAGTTTGTAGAAATAACAGAGGCATGCCCTAATAAGTTCGGGCTTGGTTCTGTTGAGTTGATAGAAGCGGCAGAAGACACGAAAACAGGCAGCGCATGGAAGGTCAGAATAATAAAGGCCGGGCTTTCTTGCAATGGGATTAATTACACCGCTGACATTCTGAGAGAGGCGGCTCCAAAGTTCAACGGGGTGAGGTCGCATGCCATTAGTGACAGTAACCACCTAAACCAGAAAGAAGCATCTGTAAACAATATTGTTGGGTGGTTTGAAAACACCACTTTTTCTGAATCTTCTCAGTCTATTGAAGGGCTATTCCACATATCAGAAGCGGCTCCAAGGTTAAAAACAATGCTTGCAGATGCTTGGAGCAAAGGAAAGAAGGATTTAGTATCACTTTCTATTGTCGCATATGGAAAACTTGGAAACCCACAGCTTACAGAAAGCGGGATGGTTCGCGATGCCCTTTCTATCGAAATCGTAAAAAGTGTAGACGTAATAGAGGAATCGGGTGCTGGTGGTGAGTTTATTGAAATGATTGCCGCTAAAGGCGAAGAAACAGAAACGGAGAAAGACATGAAGTTTAAAGAACGGCTTTTGAAGATGGTAGAGGCCAAAAGACCGGAAATTTATGCAAAGTTGGATAAAGAAAATGTAACAGACGCGCACTTGACAGAGCTGTTAGCTGAGGCGGTGGCTGCCCCCTCCGTACAGAAAGTGGAGCATCCTGCACAGAAAGTAACGCCTTCTGGTGAGGGCCTTGAGAGAATTGCAGAGGCAGAGAAGAGTATACAGGGGCTAACCGAAAAACTTGCTATTCAGCAATCCGACATGGTGCTTGGGCAACGATTGGCTGAAAGCAAACTTCCTCCTGACTTCTCGGAAATTCTTAAAAATAAATACAAAGGACATGTTTTTGATTTAGCTACTCTTAATGCCGACATTGAAGCCAACAAAAAGGCTTTATCTAGGTTTACAGAATCAGGAAACGTGACCGGCCTCGGCGCAGGCCAGATAGAGGTAGGCAAAGGCGAGATAGATAAAACTATTCTTGCTCTTGACGGGTTTTTTGAGGCTAAAGATGTCGGGGGTGTGCCTAGAGCAAAGTCTTTTAGGAAGATATTTGCACAGATAACAGGTGACGAGGATATTACATTCCAAAAAAACAAGGCGTCTCGTCTGCATCTTTTTACTGAAGCGCTAACGGTTTCTTCGTGGGCGGAGTTGTTTGGTGACTCTGTCACACGCCGCATGCTTCGAGAGTATAATCTTCCAGAATTGCAGGGCTGGCGTGACCTAGTCGGCCCGAATATCACGAGTGTTTCCGATTTCCGAACACAGAGACGAATGAGGCTAGGGGGATTTCCTAATCTCCCAATTGTGGCCGAGCGTGGTTCATATACGGACCTTACCGACCCCACGGACGAAGAGGCAACATTTGCAGCAGTGAAGCGTGGCGGCAAAGCGGCGTTGACTCGGGAAATGATTAAAAATGATGATGTTGGTGCTATCCGTAGGATACCCATTAACCTGGGGAGAGCCGCCGCTAATACTCTTTATCAGTTCGTGTTTGATTTCTTAAGAAACAACGGCAATATTTATGACGCTATGGCATTGTTTGCGGGGGGGCATAACAACCTATTAGTAGCCGCCCTTTCGGCTCCAAATCTTTCGGCGGCTCGCCTACAGATGAAAAAACAGACCGCTTACGGGACGAGCACCGAGGTTATGGGGCTAGCTCCCTGGAAACTATGGGTTCCTGCGGATTTAGAAGAGCTTGCATATCAGCTCACGGGGCCTGTCACCGTGGTGGGTTCAGCGCCAAACTTTCATAGCACATATAATATGCAGCCAAAAGTCGTGCCGTACTGGACAGACGTTAATAACTGGTATTTGACTGCCAATCCTAACGAAGTACCTCTTATTGAGGTGGCCTTTATGGATGGAGAGGAAGAGCCTACTATACTGATTCAGGACAATCCTACGTCTGGGCTGAACTTCACCCAGGATGATACTACTTATAAGATACGACATGAGTACGGTGGTGCTGTGTTGGATTTCCGTGGATTCCAGGGCAATATAGTTCCATAAGATGATTCTTGAAGGCCGTATTTCTGTACGGCCTTTCAGAAAGGGGATGTCATGGATATTTCAGATGCTGTAAATAGCGCTATAGCAAAAGTTCAATTAACCGATAAATCTATACTTGAGGAGATAGATGTTGGTACGGCTGTTAAAAATTCTTTGCCAAGATTTTCCAAAGATTCGCCAAAGTTGATTGTTTCCAGTTTTTCTGGTAACGGGGGTTATGATTATGCGCTCCCGTTGACTTGGCAAGATGGGTTTTCAGTAATAAAATCTGTAGAATACCCCGCAGGCGAGAGATACCCTGCTATTGTGCCAGCTGTGCAATATCAAATATATGATAATGGCAGTACAAAAAATCTTAGGTTCTTAAACCATACACCATCAGTAATCGAAACAATTCGTATTGCATTTACTGCGGCATATTTATCTAGTGACATTGCATCCATACTTGCGCAATTCGAGGATATTTTTTGTGTTTTGGCTGCTTCTAATCTAGCAAAAATGATATCAAAGTATCATGCGTTTACATCTAACCCTACAATAATGGCGGATGTCATAAAATACGACAATAAGTCGGGAGAGTGGGCTAAGCGTGCCAAAGAATTACTGGCTGAATACGAAGAGTTTATGGACGTAGACAGTGGAGGAAAACCCGCCATGTCCATAGGTGATTGGGATGGCCGATATCAGCATGGCGAAAACTTTCAAACACACAATTAATTTTAAGCGTAAAGCATGAGCGCAAGGGCAGAGATAAGAAAGATACTAGAAGAGCATCGCGCAAGCAAACAAGGCAGTATTGAAAAAGTATACAATATTTTAAAAGCCGCTCAAGGAGACATTCGGAATCAGATACTATCTGCGTCGGCGAGTGACAGTGGTGTATTTTTCTTAAATCAACAAATTGACGCGTTAAATCAACAAATTGACGCATTAGCTGTAAAGCTAAAGACCGCCGCATTAAGTGGCCTTCAAGAATCATGGGACGGTGGGGCTAGGCTCGTTACACATCCTCTAAGCGTAGCTGGCGAGGTGTCAGTCGGTGGTTTTTCTATTTCTACGAATACGCTGGAAGTGCTAAAGGATTTTACATCGAGCAAAATAACAAATATAACCTCGGCGCTACAAAGCAAAATTGAGTCTGAAGTTATACTCGGGACGCTCGGCAGCCAAACGCCACATCAGGTGGCGAAACGAATTGGCGAGAGCTTGAAAGACCCATCTATTTTTAAAAATACATACGAACGGGCCAAGGTTATAACAAATACGGAGATGGGGCGTGTTTATGCCATATCTACACATAGGAATTTAGAGAAAGCGGTGAAAGTTGTCCCAGGTTTAAAAAAACAGTGGCTTCATGACGGCTATCCTAAAGTCCCGAGAAAATCGCATTTATTGGCGCATGAGGAAGTATCTGAGGTTAGTGAGTCTTTCAACATTGGAGGAGTGATGATGAAATTTCCGAGAGACCCTGAAGCTCCTATAGGAGAGATTATTGGATGTACGTGCAATCACGTCCCATGGAAAGCAGAATGGTTTCAATAAATGCCAATAACTATTGAGATAAGTAAAAGAGGCGGAATATTTCAAGGGCAAACACAAAGAATAGTAAACAGGGCGCTCACATCCGCAATAACTGAAACTGTAACTTTTCTTGAAAGAGAAGTAAAAGAACGTACCCCTGTAGGGTTTCATGGGAATAGAGGTGCAGGATTAAAGCAAACGATATTTGGTGAAGTAACAAAAAAGGGCACGAGATTTGTTAAAGGGGTCGTGTCACATACTTCTAAATATGGAAATGTAATAGAAAAAGGTCGTCGTCCTGGCAAGAAAATGCCGCCAAAAGGGTCTCTACTTGATTGGATAGTCTTTAAATTTAATGGCGTGGATATGGACGAAGCGGAAGATATAGAGTGGGGAGTTCGTAGGAATATCGCGAAATTCGGGACCAAAGGCAAGCATATGTTTGAGAATGCTTTCATGGAAAATGAATTTGCCATCGACCGAATATTTAGAAACGCTGGTTTTGATATATCAAGAAAGCTTACAGAAAAATGAGCGATACCACATTAAGGGCAGAAATAAAAGCAAAACTCGACAGTATGACCGGCATAGGAGTAGTTCACGATTACGAGCGATTTGCTGTTGACCCTGCAAAGTTTTTAATGCTTTTCCAAGACTTTACTACACGCCTTGTATATGGGTGGGAGATAGGAAAGGCCGGTATTAGATTAGAGCGATACACAAATACAGAACACAAAGTAACTCATAATTTCTTACTAAAGGGCTATTACTCATTAAAGGACTTAAACGCAACAGAGAAACTGTTTAACGTTGTAATAGAGTCGATTCTAATTAAATTCGCGAATGAGCAACTTTATGGTGCTAGTAAAGTCATAACTCCGCAGGCTCCTAATATACAGGCGCGGCTATTTGGCGGGATTCTTTGTCACTACGCCGAAATCGAAATGCCAGTAACTGAGATAGTCGCAAAGCCAGACGACACAACGCTTGATGATTTATTAGGCTTAAATTTAGAATATTTTCTTGACCCAGTAGAAGACGGAGTTGCAGACGCTGCCGACACTGTCACCTTAACGTAGGAGCCATAACCATGTTTGTAAAATCAGCCACAGGAACTACCTGCCCATACGAAGGATGGAATGCAAGAAGCCGGAGCATTCCAAGCAATGCGTGCGTAGAAGTTCCAGATACTGCGTACTATAGAATGCTTGTAAATGAGGGTTCTCTTATAGCTGAAAGTAAAGCTGAGGCTATTCTTAGAGAGAAAGAAGAAGTTGCAAGACAGAAAAGAGCTAAAGCCTCCACACCGTCTTCTAAAAATGAGGTTAAAAAATAATGAGTTCCCCTGATATCAGCTTTAAAGAAATACCAGATTCGCTACGCAGGCCGCAAGTTCCGATAGAGTACGATTTGTCACAGGCCGTAGGCACGCTCCCTCAAAACCTCCAGGAACTGTGTCTTATAGGGCAGCAGTTAGGTGCTAGGATAGAACCTGCCAGATGGCAAGGGGGAACGCTTCACGACATGACTTCCCAGGGCACATATGTTGGAACAAGTGTTACAGCCTTCAGGATTCAAATAGTAGCTGTCGGAACTCCTGATAGTTTCCAATGGAGTAAAGACGAAGGCGTTACGTGGACGGGGCCGGTAGTAATAACAGGTAGTGCGCAAACCCTTGAAAATGGCGTTACGGTAACTTTTGCAGCAACTACAGGCCACGCCATAAATGATGAATGGCGATTTTCCGCATGGAATGACCCGACGGTTGCGCCTCTTGCACCTACACAGGTTTACAGTACAGACGAAGTAGCCCAGAAGTTTGGATACGGGTCAATGCTCCATATTATGGCTATTGCCGCATTGAATGCAAATAACAATCTGCAAATGTCATGCGTAGGACTGGATGACAACGGTGCAGGTAATGCCACGGGCGATGTAACTATTGCAGGTACTGTTACAAAAGCAGGCTCAGTAACACAGAGGATAGGCAATAGGACTGTTGAAATAGCGGTAGCAAAGGATGATACGGCGGCGGCCGTTGCCATAGCTCTACAAAATGCACTTGCCGACAAAACAGATATGCCAAGCACTTTTGCGGTTGACGCTGCTACGGCGGGGAAAATAAACTTCGTAGCCAAGAACGCAGGAACTGTAGGGAATGAGATAGGGCTATACGCAGAGACATCAGCAGAGGGAATAACTGTGACGCTGTCCGCTTCTGCAATGGCATCTGGTTCTACAGACCCTGATATTGACACCGCTCTACTGGCGATTTTCCCGAAAAGTTACGAAATAATAGTTACTCCATATGCAGTGCAAGCAGAACTGGTAAAAGTGCGCGACCATCTCGACAGTATATCAGGAGCCACTGTAAAACGGTCCAGTATTGGGATATACGGAAAAACAGGA